CTTGCCCGCGCGATTCTGGTGGGCGACGGCCGTCTGGCTGACGACGATGATCACATCAACCCCCAGAACATTCGTCCCATCGCCACCGATTCCGACCTGTACACCGTGAAGATCAACATGGCCGACCCGACGAGCACCGGTGTCGCCTCTACCGGCAGCCACGCCAAGGACTTCATCAACGCTGTGATCTTCAACCGCAAGAAGTACAAGGGTTCTGGCGAGCCCTCCCTGTTTGTTCAGGAGGACATCCTGACCGAGTGCCTGATGCTCACCGATGAGATCGGCCGCGATCTGTACGAGAACACCCAGAAGCTGGCTACCAAGCTGCGCGTCAAGGAGATCATCTCTGTTCCCGTGCTGGAGAACACTGATATCTACGGCATTCTGGTCAACATGGCCGACTACACCATCGGCGCGGACAAGGGCGGTGCTATCAATATGTTCGATGACTTCGACATCGATTACAACCAGCAGAAGTATCTGATCGAGACCCGGTGCTCCGGCGCCCTGACTCTCCCCTACTCTGCCATGGTGTTTAACGCTGAGTCCGGCAGCGGCAACAACCATAACGAAGTCGGGAGCCATGATGCCCTCCAGGACACTATCACGAACCCTTAATCTCAGATGGCGAAGTTCTACGGCAGCGTCGGATACGTAACTACTGTTGAAACGTCGCCGGGCATCTGGACGGAGCAGCTAACTGTTCGTCGCTATCGTGGAGATCTTCTGCGAAACCGCAGGCGATACGAGAGCGGCTCCAAGATAAACGGCGATATCGACATTTCAAATGAAGTCAGCATCGTTGCGGACCCTTATGCGCGGGAGCACTTCTTCCAAATCCGCTGGGTCGAGTTCCAGAATTCAAAATGGACTGTATCCGACGTTACCGTGGACTATCCGAGGCTGACTTTGACTCTGGGAGGGCTGTACAATGGCACGACGTAGGACGGAATTGCAGAATCTTCTGGAGGAGACGCTGCGAAGCCAGAATGTATATTTTCAGCCGCCCCCGAATCTTCAGCTTAAATACCCGTGCATCGTCTATAGCAGAGACAGAAACTGGGATATTTGGGCGGACGACAAAAAATACCTTTTTTATAAAGGCTATTCCATGATTTATATAACAAAAACTCCGGATGATCCGAGAGTGGACCGTCTGGAGTTGCTGCCGATGTGTTCTTTTGACCGGTACTATGTATCGGACAACCTGAACCATTATGCATTTACGATTTATTTCTAAGGGAGGAATACAAATGCCTACTACTTTTAAGCTTGAGTGGGATCAGGATGGCGAACGGTTCTATGAAACCGGTGTAGACCGCGGCGTTCTGTACGTTATGTCCGGAAACTCCTATGGCAACGGCATTGCCTGGAACGGCCTCTCCGGCGTGACCGAGAAGCCCTCCGGCGCCGACTCCAATGCTGTCTGGGCGGATAACATCAAGTATCTGAACCTGATTGCCGCGGAGGACTTCGGCGCAACCATCGAAGCCTACACCTATCCCGACGAGTTCGCCGAGTGTGACGGTCAGGCTGCGGCTACCGACGGCGTTTACATCGGCCAGCAGACCCGTAAGAAGTTCGGTTTCTGCTACCGCACCCGTCTCGGCAACGACACCCAGGGTACCGACCTCGGCTATAAGCTGCATCTGATTTACAACTGCTCTGCGGCTCCCTCCGAGCGCAGCTATCAGACCATCAATGACTCCCCCGAAGCCATCAGCTTCTCCTGGGAGATCACTACGACCCCGACCCCCGTGACTGGCCACAAGCCCACCGCCTGTCTGACCATCGACTCCACCAAGGTCGATTCCACCAATCTGACTGCTCTGGAGACCATCCTGTACGGCGCCGGCAGCACCGAAGCGCGTCTGCCCCTGCCCGACGAAGTGATCCGCACCCTGACCGGGGCCTGATCAAACTTTTACGGCGCCGTATTCAGTTCGGCTGGCGGCGCCGGTCTATTTATGAAAGGAGAATTTCAAAATGCTGAAAAAGACTATCACTTATACCGACTATGACGGTAATCCGCGCACCGAGGATTTCTACTTCAACCTGACGAAGACCGAACTGGTCAAGATGCAGCTTGAAAACGGAGGTGCGTTTGCCGATAAGATCCGTGCCATCATTAAGGCAAAGGACATGGCAGAGATCATTAAGCTCTTTGAGGAGATTACTCTCAAGGCTTACGGCGTCAAATCTCCCGATGGCAGGCGGTTCATGAAGAACCCCGTTGCAACGCAGGAGTTTATCGAGACCCCGGCCTATGACGAGCTCTACATGGAGCTGATTTCCGATCCCGAAAAATTCGCGGCATTCATCAACGGTCTGATCCCCGCGGATCTCGCCGAGCAGGTCAAGCATATGCAGGACTCCGGCCAGATTCCCGAAGAGCTGAAAGAGTTGATGTGATGTGCCGCTTGAGATAACTGTCGAGAAGGATGAACTCTGGGACACGGAAAAAGAGGAGTTCATCTACGTGCCCGGCACAACGATCCATTTGGAGCACAGTCTGCACTCCGTCGCGAAATGGGAGTCCATTATAAAACGCCCCTATTTCGATGAAAAGAAACCGATGACGGACGACGAATTCAAAGAATACCTGAAATGCATGACGATCGAGGACCATGTGAGCGACGAAGTCTATCGCGGAATGACCTATTCGGATTATACCGCGATTCGCAAGTACATGGACGACGCCATGACCGCTACCTGGTTCAAGGAGGACAAGACCAAACCAAAAGGACCGAAGCAGATCATTACAGCAGAGATCATCTATTACTATATGGTGGAGCTCGGGATCCCGTTCGAATGTGAACACTGGCATCTGAATCGGCTTTTGACGTTGATTCGGGTCTGTTCGGAGAAGCAGGCGATCCCGAAGAAGATGGCGAAGAAGGATATTTTCAGCCAGAACGCTAGTCTGAACGCCGCAAGAAGGGCGAAACTCCACTCGAAAGGATAATACATGAGCAGAACAATCTCGTTTAAGATGCGCGGAGACTTCTCGAAAACCGAGAAATACTTTGCGCGACTGAAGAAAGGAGCTCCCGAAGCAGTTCTTCATAAGTACGGACAGCGCGGTGTGGCCGCACTCATGTCCGCGACCCCTGTAGACAGCGGTCTGACGGCCAGTTCCTGGGATTACGAGGTTGTCGAGACTGATACGGGATACAAGCTTGTTTTTACGAATTCAAACATTCAAAATGGCTATGCCCCGATCGCAATTTTAATCCAATACGGTCACGCGACCGGAACCGGCGGATGGGTGGAAGGGCGAGATTACATCAACCCCGCCCTCCGTCAGGTGTTTGATCAATTAGCGGATGAAGCGTGGAAGGAGGTCGTCGGAAGATGAGTCGCACGATTGATCAGAGAGTTGTCGAGATGAATTTCGACAATTCGAACTTTGAGAAAAACGTAGACAAAAGTCTGTCTACTCTGGATAAACTGAAGGCGGCCCTCCACATCGGCAAGTCCGCGGACGAGTTCGAAGTTGTAGAAGAAAAGACCGAAAGCCTGGGCAAGCGGTTCAGCATATTTGAAGAGATCGCAACCGGCGCGCTTCGGAAGTTCGGTTCGAATCTCGAGACTTGGGCCGAGAAGACCTTGAAGACCATGTCCGGCGTGGAGAACATCACGACCGGTTTCCAGAAATTTACAGATATGACCGACTCCGTGGCGACCCTGAAATTCCAGGGATTCGACATGGATACCATCACAGATCAGTTAGCGCGGTTGAACTGGTTCTCGGACGAGACCAGCTACAGCCTGACCGACATGACCAGCAACATCGCCAAGTTCACCGCTGCCGGTCAGGGTCTTGAGGAAGCTTCGGACGCCATTATGGGTGTGGCACTGTGGGCGGCCATGTCCGGTCAGAATGCCTCCACGGCCTCCAGAGCGATGTATCAGCTGTCGCAGGCTATGGGCAATGGCATGCGGAAGCAGGACTGGATGTCGATCCAGAACGCCAACATGGACACGGCAGAGTTCCGGCAGAGAGCTTTGGACGCGGGTGTGGCGCTCGGCACGCTGAAGAAGAATGCCGATGGCACGTATCGGTCCATTGTAGAAGGAGCAAAGAGTACTGACGATTTTACAAGAGAGCAGTTCGCCGATCATCTGACCGAGGACGCTTGGTTTACGAAGGACGTCATGATGGAAGTCTTTCGCGGG